CAGGCTAAGCCAGGGTAGCAAAGAGTTTTCAATTGCAGCTACTTACATACAAAGCAAGGATTCTGCTAACTCAATGATGGACTGGCTTGTCAGAAAAATCATGAAGCCAAGGAAATCTGTTGGCATTAGTGTATTCGGAATGCCAATTCTTCAGCTTGGAGATATAGTAAAAATTGACTATCTCTCTAGCAACGGGTTTAACGAAGTTTCGGATGCAGATCAAAGGTTTGTGGTTTATAATATTGAATATACAAGGAGCCTTCAGGAAGTCGGAATGAATGTATTTCTTACGGAGGTAACAGAGTGACAGGTATATCAGCTATTCCCAACATACCAGAAAAAAGAATTTCATCAGCAGTAATAGATTCTTCTGTCAGGATTGCTACGCCAGACTTAATCCAAACAGGGGAGGAACCCTTTCCAATTGAGCTTATTACTAATCTTTTGTTTGAGCAAGTTGGCGGCCAAGAAATAATAAATATTGCCAGGAATGACATTGTCAATGGACAGCGAATATCCTATAGATTAATTGGGAATACTAGCACCATTCAAAGTCTTTACAACCCCCGTAATATTTTTCAGGTAACGGGAACATCAGAAGAGTTATTTAAAAACTTTGCCATTAGGTTTTCTGTCCACGTTCCAGAAAGTGGTACTGGTCCATCACCATACTATGTTGGAGAAGAAAACTCAAATGGTTGTTCAGGTTTTCCAGTATTGGGCTCCTATGACGATTCTGTGGATGGTTGTTTTGTTACTTTTGCAGAAGCCCAGAAATATATTGATGAAACATACCTTGTTAGAAATATTGTCTATAGCGATCCCCTAACGGGAAATATAGTCGTAGATGTAACTAGAATGGAAATAAACGAAAGGGTAGACGTTGAGGTCCAGTCTCGTGGTATTCTTGAAGATGATACAATATACTAGGAGGATTTTTTGATAACTGACATTGGTAAAAATATTTTGACTAAGTATTTAATTGGTCAAGCTCAGTCTTATGCGTCTTATGTCGCTATTGGTGTTGGACAAAGACCTTTAGCGGTTGGGGAACCAATGTCAAGCTTTGCTAGTCAAAAGGCCTTAGAGTTTGAAGTCTTGAGAACACCTATAACATCTAGGGGATTTGTTTACGATGACAACGGAAATCCAAACATTGTATTTGTTGCAGAACTGCCGAGTGAGCAGAGATACTCAATTACAGAAATAGGAATTTTTCCAGGAAGAGTCAACCCATCTGCGGAAGGAAATGACAGCAAAATTGTTTATTCTTTTTCTGAAGCAGAAAACTGGGAGTATCATACAGAGACTGCAACACTTGAAATTTCTAAATTTGTAGAGCCCCTAAACAGGGATGAGGCTAGTGGTCGAATTGCCATAACAGAAACGGTCTTTAGGACAAATTCCAACAATACTATTTTCAGTTCACCGATTCGTGTGAACCTTCTTGAAAATCCTAGATTTTTAGATACAGCAATGATGCTTCGAGGAGACATTTCTTTTTTAAGTCTAAATGCAACTAGCGGTAATCTTGAAATAAATCCCTCTGCGTCTGAATATGCAGGGGCACACATTCATTACAACAATATTTCCCCAGACTTTGATTCAAACTCAACAGAGGACGAGCTACGTCTGGCATTTTCTCTATTAAACAAAGAAGACGTTCAGGAGCAAAGCCCTGAGTCTGTCAGGTTGCTAGTTGAATTTGTAAATGCGGATGTGCCATCCCCGACAAACTTTGCTAAGTTTGAGGTAGTTCTTAATCAGTCGGATCCTGATATTGATTTTTCAAGCAATAGGTACTTTGTTATTAAAAAGAAATTTTCAGAATTAATCAGAAGCTCTAACTTTACTTGGAAAGCTGTAAACTCTGTAAGAATTTATGCAACTGTTTTACAGACTGCAAGCTCTCTCCCTTCAGAAAATTTTTATATTTCTTTAGATGGGTTCAGATTTGAGAACACAACAATCAAGAATCCACTGTATGGTCTTACTGGATACTCAGTTATAAAAACAATAGACGGCAGGCCAGTAATTAAAGAAGCAAACACCGGCACCTCCATAGAGTTTAGGTTTGGAATGGGTGTTGAATAATGTCAACAAGCGGTCCAAGAAAAGCCGTAGTACTAGAGTCTGATCTGCCAAATCTTTCTTTCTTTAAAGATGGAACCAACGGATATCGTGTTAGATATAGATTAGTATCTGAAGACAGAAACAGATTTTCCCATTATTCACCAATATATACAGTAAGACCAAACTATAAATTTGAAAGACCAGAGTCTAGGTCTTTAACTGAGATAGCAGTAATAAGGCCAGGAAACAGCCCCTACGTAACCGTTGTTTGGCCAAAGGTTTCTGTACTAAATAGAGTTACAGATAACCTTGTTAAAATCGCAGATCTATATGATGTTTGGCTTAGTTGGGATGTAGACGAAGCAAATGCAATTTGGGTTCAGGCAGATAGGGTTGCTGGAAATCAACAGGGCTTAGTCATTCCAAAATCGTATACTCTTGACACAATACCAAGCCCAACAATAGTTGCGGTAGAGCCCACAAGAATTTCTGTAGAAATATATGTTAGGGCCGATCCTCCAAGTCGAGAGAACTCTGCACTTTTAGTTTACAAACTAGACAACGAAGATATTTCTCCACCGCCATCACCACCAGCAACTTAGTGCTATAATGTTATAGGAGAAAATATGTCGAGAATACCACTACCAGAACGAGGGCAGCCACTAGATCTTGCCTACATCTATCAATTGTCTAATGCCATTAATGAAATAGCCGTACAGCTATCGCCTACGGCAGGACGGTATACCAGTATAGACACTGTGTCTGCCGGAACACAAAGTGTAAGGACATCCGATGCCAGAATTGTTGGTGGATATGTTACGGTGTCAAACAATAGTGCTACCTCTCCGGATGGGGAGGGGTCTTTTTCTTATAACTTTAGCGACTTTCAGTATGTTCCCGTTGTCACCGCAACACCAGTATTGATTGGAGAAGCGAACACTGAAGCAGGAAAAGACGTATCTGTTATCCTTACACAAATTACTACAAATAGGGTAGAGGGCCTCGTAAAGTTTAATACAATTGGTATTGCATCAGTAGGGGTTAACCTGCTGGCTGTTGGCATCCCAGTATAGGAGTTTGTTTTGGATAGAGAGAGATACAACTCTGCCCCAGTAATTGTGGGCAGCAAGAGTGTTTGGTTTTTAAACGGTAGCTTGGTTAGAAGCTATCACCTTAATAGATCTAATGGAATAATGTCTGTTTACAACATAACTAAAGACAGAATTGAAAGCTGCCTTATTTCTGATTTTAAAAAAAATAGAGAGCGAGCTTACACTGTAAAAGAAACAGCAGAGCTTGTAAACAGACACAGGAAATATCTTCCTAGGCTTATGCAATCTGGATCAATTCCTTATCCTGTTGGTTCGCAGAAAGATGGAGAAAGCAAGTTTGGTCTAAGATCTTACTACTCTGAATCAAAGGTAAAAGAAATTAGAGATATCCTTGCTAGCTTTCATGTCGGTAGACCAAGAAGAGACGGCCTTATTACAAACGATATAACCCCCACCAAACAGGAGTTGACACGCAGGATGGGGAGTGGTATGCTTACATATACGAGATCAGAAAATGGGGAATTTATCCCCGTATGGATGGAATCCATTTAAACTAGAAGGGTATGAGATGAAAGACAATGAGACAAAGGTAAACGTTGCGTTAGGCTATACGCTTAACCTTGGAAACTTTCAGTCCTTAAGAATTGACATCGGTGTTGAGGACAGTCTTCGTAATGACGAGCACGTAGAAGAAGCATTCAACAGAGTATATGCTTTTGTTGAGGACAAACTTATTACAAAGATCAACGAAGCAAAGACTGAAGTAGGAGAGTAATGGCTGAACGCAAAGACCGAATGGCTTTGCTTAGCAGATACACAAAGCTACATACCAAAAGGTATGAAGAAAAGCCAACGCACAACCTGAATAAAGAGCAGTGGTCTGCAGACATGCTCGTAGAGTCCTACGGCTTGCCACAGTGCTATGACCTGCTTGACTACTATTTTGAGTCTGCGATCTCCCCTAGTTGGAAATATTTTGCCAATTACGCAGAAGAAATATTAAAATCAAGACAAAGAATTGAACAAGATACTGCCGAGAGAGCAGAGAGAAGAAAGTTAGCTAAGGAGTGGCTTAATGGATAATGTAGAGGCAAAGGTAATTTCAGCAGTCTTACAGGACAAGCAGATCCACGTACTGCTACAGGCAAACGTCGACGCTCTTTTTAAAACACATAATGACATTTGGGAATTCATACGGAAGTATG